AATTAAGGTAAACAGATAATACAAGGAACAAAAACAATGAATTACTACAACAAAGAAATCGAAACCGCGCCCCGCCATATGCTTGAGGCGTTGCAATCCTTTCGCTTGGCGCAGAAAATCCGCACGGTTTATGAAAAAGTCGCGCCGTACCGCGCGAAAATGGACGAAATTGGCGTTACGCCCGACGACATTAAAACTGTTGCAGATTTGCCGAAGCTGCCTTTCACAACGAAACAGGACTTGCGCGACAGCTACCCTTACGGCATGTTCGCCGTGCCGATGAGCGAGGTAGTACGAATACACGCATCGTCCGGAACTACGGGTAAGCAGACAGTCGTCGGATATACAAAAAAGGACATTGACATCTGGGCGGAATGCGCTGCGCGTTCTCTTGTGAGCGTGGGCGGTTCAAAGCATGACTATGTGCATGTTTCTTACGGCTACGGGCTGTTTACCGGCGGCTTGGGTATGCACTACGGCGCGGAGAAGCTCGGCGCCGTTACCATTCCGGCGTCGGCAGGGAACAGTATGCGTCAGCTTGAAATGTTCCGCGACTTCGGTTCGTCAATCGTCTGCATGACCCCGTCTTACGCAATCAGCCTGCTTGAATTTGCACACGAAAACGGCTTCAAGACAGAAGATTTTAAGCTGAAAGCCGGCGTTTTCGGGGCAGAACCGTGGTCGGAGGAAATGCGCGCTCAAATTGAGGACGGCTACGGAATTAAAGCTTATGACATTTACGGACTTTCGGAAATTCTCGGACCGTCGGTTTCCTGTGAGTGCGTTTACCAGTGCGGTATGCACGTTTGTGAAGACCATTTTATACCGGAAGTAATTGACCCCGATACGTTACAACCGCTGCCCGCGGGAGAGCAGGGAGAGCTTGTTTTCACCTGTATTACAAAAGAAGCTCTGCCCTTAATGCGCTACAGAACCCGCGACATTGCAACTTTAGTCTACGATAAATGCGAATGTGGAAGAACCTTGGTGCGTATGCAAAAGCCGCAGGGCAGAACAGACGATATGCTCATTATACGCGGCGTAAACGTATTCCCGTCGCAAATCGAAGCGGCTTTATTATCCTTTGACAGTAAGGCGGTAAACTATCTGCTTGTTGTTGACAGGGTGAATAACTTAGACACCCTTGAAGTGCAGATTGAAACCCGCGACGATATGCTCGGTGAAAATGACACAATCAAAGACCTTGAAAGGTACAGTAAGAAAGCCAAGGCAGTGATTGATTCGGCGGTCGGTGTGGGTGTGACGGTGAAGTTAATCGAGCCGAAGTCGCTTGCGCGGTCAATGGGCAAGGCGGTGCGGGTGATTGATAATCGGAAGATTAAGAATAGATTTGAGGGGTAAATATGGGCGCATGGGATTGCAACATAACAGGTAATGACACTGCTCAAGATTTACGAACCGAATATAAAGCGGCTTTTTATTATAATGATGTTGAAATTGCTTTGAAAAAAATCAATAATTATGTAAGAGAAGACGGGTTTGACGAATCCGATGAAAGCGTATGGTGCGACTATTATTACTCTCTTGCGGACTTCATGTGGAGTAAAGGTATTTTTACAGATGATGTAAAAAATAAAACTTTAAAAATGATTGATGGCGGTTTCGGTCTTGAAATATGGAAAGAATCAGGGGAATCAACGCTTAACAGCCGTAAAAAAGTGTTGCAAAAATTTCGCAGTAAAATTACTTCGCCTCAACCGCCAAAAAAGAAAATTACTTTTAATATACAAACAAAGCCTATTTTTGAACAGGGCGATATTATAACTTTTCAACTTCAAACCGAAAATAAAGTTTACACGGGCAATCAAAAAAATGTAAATCAAAGCGATTTTAAAAAAGCGGACGGTAAATATTTAGTAGTCAGAAAAATATATGATATTTGCAGTTGGAGCTCACGTATAGAACCTTCTGTTAAAAATTTATGGTCTGCTTTTCAATTGTATGATAAACTCTTTGGTGAACCGCCGAAATTAAACGATGTAATTGATTTAAACACCGTTGAATTTAATTTACCTAATTCTAATGCGTTCGATGTTTCCGACGGTATAAACCATGACGGTATTTTTTTGTGTGAGAGCAACTTATTTTATTTTAGAAAAAGGAAATATAAATTGCTCGGTAACAGCCAAAACAATATTGAACCCCTTATCGGTAAGTATAAACTGGACACAAGAGCAAGCTATTTCAATTTGATAAAACATATTTATTTCAGTATAAATACATTATATAATACCGCAGATGAGGATTTACTTAACGGTATTAGTAATATTAAATAAATTCAAGGAGGATTTCCCCATGCTTTTACAAATCTCAACCTTCGTAGAAAACAAATCAGGACTTTTAACTTAATTAAATTTAAGTCAATAACAAATTTGTTATTGACTTATTATAACTAATATGTTATAATGACATATGAGAGGAACATAATAATTAATGTTTGACATTATTTTTTACAAAGACAAGAATGGCAGCGAACCGATTAAAAATTATATTTATGAATTAGCGCAAAAAGGCTTAATAAGCAAGAATGAGCGAATACAAGCAGCAAAAATAATGGCATATTTAAAAACACTGGAAACCTACGGCACAAGAGCGGGTTATCCCACCGTCAAACATATTATTGACGATATATGGGAGCTTCGACCGCTTGAACACCGCATATTTTATTTTTACTGGAAAGATAACAACTATGTTTTACTTCACCACTTTATTAAAACTACAAAAAAGACGCCTCCACTTGAAATAGAACAAGCAAAACGGTTAAGTGGATTAGAAAATATGTATTTATCCTATTGTATTGAAAATTTACGAAAATCACTATCTATTAAAAATCCATTTACCATACCGGCAGCGGACATAAGATATCGGGCATTTGTGTTGAAAATATTAGATGAACATAAAAAACAAGAATTACCGGATTTTGAATGTTTTGTAACCAATCTTATATTAGGTCGCCCAATAAATTAAAATAACCACCCCATGAAACGCATAATCCCATTTGGACAGCCCGAAATTTTGTTCCCGGATATGGAACTTACATTTGCCGATTTTTTCTGCGGATGTGGCGGACTTTCATTGGGATTCATTAATGCCGGTTTGAAATGTATAAGCGCGATGGATATAGCGCCGGACGCACTTCAGACATATTATACTAATCTCTGTTATAAAGGATGGACACATTTTTTTGTTAATCCGGAAAACCCCGACTTGAAAAAAATCAAAAAACGAAAAATGTGGAACGACGGCTACACAAACAACCATATTTTTCCTAACGGAATCCCTGACAATTGGCTTTCTCCACAGGTTAAGGAACCAATGCCGTGTCTCAATATATTCATGTATTCAATAATGGATTTAGAGCCGGAAGACTGGATGACGATATGTAAAATTCGTCCGGGAGACATAAGTATATTTGCCGGAGGTCCGCCGTGCCAAGGTTTTAGCACATGTAACAACAACAGGCATATATTAGACGAACGCAACCAACTGCCAATGAGGTTTATATACTACTGTAAAGTCTGTAAGCCAAAAATAGTATTTATGGAAAATGTACCGGGTATTTTAACTCTTGGAAAAAAGAAAGGAGAAAAAGAGGGACCTTTTCCAATTTGGTTACGTGAAAAATTTGAAGACGCCGGTTATCACATGGAGTACCAAATACTCAACGCAGCGGATTACGGCGTTCCGCAAAATAGACGCCGCGTATTTTTTATCGCCATTAGAAATGACGTGCAACTTGCAAATTTGTTTCCATCAAAAACTCATGGAAAATATTTAGAGACATATATAAACGTTACGGAAAGTATAGGACATTTGCCACCAATTAAATCAGGTGAACAATGGGGAGAAGGAAACATATACCACGCTTACGGCTACAATAAAAGGAAAGGACATGTTATCTGTCCAAATTGCTTACACTACAATCTTGATGTTAGAAACGAATGCCATGAGTGCGGTTATGATTTGTCAGATGCTATTCATGGAGGTATAATCCATTTCCCAAAAATGGGCATGCTAATAGGAACAGAAAAATATATTGACAACGATGAATTAAGAGAACAAACATCATTTTTATATCAATAAAACCATGAAACGCAGAATTATGAGATACCCACCCCCGATAGAACAGCGGCGTTACCGGCAGCACCAGCAGGCAAAGAGAAAAGGTTTGTCATACAGCAGCAAACAGCGTTGTATTTTCATAACTCAGGAAAAATGGGAAGAAACACTGCCAAAACCGGCACAGATACTAAAAGATGAATACCATTACGCAATTCAACAGACGATAGAATGATACCACAAACCAAAATAGATGAAATACTATCGCGTGCCGACATCGTTGACGTCATCGGCGCATTCGTGAAACTCGATAAAAAAGGTGTAAATCATCAAGCCTGTTGTCCTTTTCACGATGAAAAAACGCCATCTTTTTCTGTTAGTCAGTCAAAACAAATATTCAAATGTTTTGGATGTGGTGAAGGCGGCGACGTCATTGCCTTTTTGATGAAACATGAAAATCTAACGTACCCGGAAGCGTTAAAGTGGTTGGCTGACCGCTATAAAATTGAAGTAAACGAAATCACTCTTACGCCGGAAGAACAGACAAAACAGGAAGCCGTAGCGAAACGGAAAGCATCCATTATGACTGCCCTTCGCATTATTCATAGTTTCTATCTGGAAACTATCAATAAAAACAGCAAGGCGTTGGAATATTTGGAAAAAGAACGTGATTTTAGCGCAGACATAATCAATGCTTTTGGAATTGGATTAGCCGCTCCGAATGATTTACTACTTCAATTTATTGCAGAGAATGGCATAAAAAGGGATTTTCTGATTGAAATAGGGGTGTTGAAAGAGAGTAAAAATGGCGTTTACGATCCGTTTTTTAACCGAATTATTTTTCCTGTTTGGGACCGCTACGGCGGCGTCATCGGCTTCACCGGACGCGTCCTTCCGGAACTTTCCCACCACACAATGCCAAAATACAAAAACTCCGAAGAATCAGAAGTTTACCATAAAAGTAAAACGCTTTACGCTTACCACCTCGCCACCAACGAAATCCGGAAAACAAAAACCGCTTACATAGTAGAAGGCAACACCGATTGTATGCGTATGCACTCCATCGGGCGCCGGAACACCGTTGCACAAATGGGAACAGCCCTCACTGATGATCAAATGGCGCTACTCAAAAAAGCCGGAGCCGAAACAATAGTACTCTGTTACGACAGCGACACCGCCGGAGAGAAAGCAACCGTAAAAAACGGCGAAAAACTCATTAAATCCGGCTTCGCAGTAGAAATTTTGATACTTGGCGATTGGGGCGAAACTGAGAAAGTTGATGCCGATACACTTTTCAAAAGTACCGACATCAACGAGTACGAGCCGGACAATAAGGTCGATTACATTGATTGGCGTTTCTCACGCGAATATTCCAAAGCAACAACGCCAACAATAAAATCGGGCATTTTAAAAGATTTCGCCGTGCTGCTATCTGCTATTGATGACGAAACAGCCGCTTTTTACCTAACCGCATTAAAACAAAAACACAATCTTCAAAGATTACTTTCAGACGCCTACAAACGGGCAAAAAAGCAACTTACAGCCGAAGAAAAAGAAACAGAAAAATCGGAAGAGCGCGAAGATGAAATGATAAAACGCTACGGTTTTACCATAGAACATAATAAATACTGGTTCCAGCGCATTGGGACTTACGGCTCAAACTTTATCCTACAGCCACTTTTTCACGTTGAATCGGTAAGTAAACCAAAGCGTATTTTTTCCATCATCAACGAATACGGCATTGCCCACGAAATTGAACTCGATCAAAAAGACCTTGTCTCTTTGGCAGCCTTCAAACTGAAAGTAGAAGGGCTGGGCAATTTTATCTGGAAAACAGATGATATTTCACTAACGCAATTAAAATCATACCTTTACGATAATATGGACACTTGCAAAGAAATCGACCAACTTGGTTGGCAGTCACAAGGCTTTTGGGCTTGGAGTAACGGACTGTTTTACAACAATGTTTTTTATCCAATTGACGAAATGGGCGTTGTAAAATTGCCCGACGACATGGGCAGTTATTACCTTCCTGCCCTCTCAAAATTTTACAAACGCGATAAAGACATTTTTGAGTCGGAACGGCGGTTCATCTTTCGTCCGGAAGGAAAAACATCGCTTTACGATTTTTCCAAAATAATGACGGAAGTATTTGGCGATAACGCCATTGTGCTGATCCTTTTTTACATCAACACCCTATTTCGCGATGTCATTGTAAAAAAGACGAATAACTTCCCGTTACTCAATCTATTCGGATTGAAAGGTACCGGAAAATCGGAACTGTACCACCGGATGCTGCAGGCTTTCGGACAGCACCCCATGGCGCCAAACATCAACAGCAGTTCAAAAGCTTCGCTTGGAGACCATGTGGCGCAATATTCCAACGCCTTATGTGCCATCGACGAATACAAAAACTCTTTGGAATTTGAAAAAATCGAATTTTTGAAAGGGCTGTACAACTCCACCGGACGTACACGTATCAACATGGATAAAGACAAAAAGAAGGAAACCACAAAAGCCGACGTCGGTATTGTCATCGCCGGACAGGAAATGCCCACCGCCGACATCGCGCTCTTTTCCCGTCTCCTTTACACCGTATTCACCAAAACAGAACACACCGCCGACGAAAAAACAAAATTCGATAAATTGAAAGATATTTCAGAAAACGGCTTTACTAACATCACCCATGAAATACTTTCACTGCGGGAACATTTCAAAACTTCCTACGATGATGCCTACGAAACTGCTACACAGTTACTTACCGATGAAGTTGATAATATTCAAATCGTAGAAGACCGCGTTTTGAAAAATTGGTTGATGATACTTGCCGGCTACATCGCCATCGCCGATAAAATATCAGTCTATTTCACCAAAGATAAAATCGTAAAACTGTTTGCCAAATGTATTGAAACACAGAACGCTCAAACGCAATCCGGCAATGAAATTTCACTCTTTTGGAACGTCGTTGAATATCTTTTCAAAGAAAATCTTATTGAAAACGATATTGATTTTCGCATCAATCCGCGCACAGAACTCAAAACAAACAAATCTAACGAACCATTTGAATGGTCAACGCCGAAAAATATCCTACTCATGGACACCGGGCGTATTTTTGCGTTATACCGAAAACACTCCAAACAAATCATCGAGCAACCGTTACCACTGCAAAGCCTTGAGTTTTACGTTAAAAACTCCAAAGAATATTTGGGCATCGTTGATTCCGTCCGCTTTAAGGTGAAAAACCCCGATACCGGAAAAACGGAAAACTACGAAAAGGCTGACGATCCGTTTGCTTCCACCAGCGCAAAAACATTCAAATGGAAGGTAACCCGCGCCTTAGCCTTCGACTACGACAAACTACAGCAAAACGGCATCAACATCCACATCACCGAATCCGGAGACGGCGACTTTGACACACCGGACGAAAATAATGAAAAAATTTTTTAATGTAACTCCATAAACCAAAAAAACATCGGCTACATTCGGCTACATCTGGCTACATACATATAAAATACTGATAATGAATAAATTTTGTAAAATAGGTAAAAATACAAAAGAAAACTATTTGGCTACATCCGGCTACATGGCGCTACATCCGGCTACATCTTGGCTACAAATAATCGTTTTTTAAAGAAAAATAGTAATTAATAAAAAATATAATATATTGAAATATAATAAATTAACTAATGTAGCCACATGTAGCCAAATGTAATGGCTTAAATATGGCTGCCGTGAAAAAAAAATAAAATTATGTACCGTCATCTCGCACTCCACACACCGGAAGACACCCGCGCCGCTTACGATGAAATCACCGGCGACGCCGAAAAGTTTGCCTACATGATGAAAATATGCAATTTCATCGATTCAATGGCAAAAGGTCAGTGGTTGGAGATAGACAGACACACCAAAGAGGCAAACATACCGGCGTTCATCAAGTCAGTCTGTGTGCTATACCAATACAAATCAATTGACATCACTTTTAATAATGAATTTACAAAATTTAGAAAGGAATAGATATGAAAAGTTTAAAAGCAAAGAAATTTATTGAAAAAAACAAAAAAGAGGTCTATATCTATCGTGGCGATGTTAAAGTTTTACCTGACCAACTTTGTATAGAAGCCGTCGAACTCGCCGAAAAAGAAATGAAAGAACGAGCGATTGAGGCACTTCTTTATACTTGTAGGGATGCGGGGTGTACGCTTAATTGTGAAAATGACCAATCATATAAAAATACTTGCGATTTTTATATTGATTTTATTAAAATGTTTGATAAAATAGAATAGTAATGCATAACTCCAAAACTCTTAAACTCTTAAACTTTAAAAAATCATGCAATCAACCATCACAATAAACATGCCGCCGATACTGGCGAAATTCCTAAAATACAAACTGGCGGAGTCACCGGACGAGCCGCTACAATTTCATAAAAAACACTTTGTAAATAAGTTTTTGAAGGCGAATCTTATTAACATTGACAAACTTACGCAGATGCCAATTGATGAAAAAGAGAATGTAAAACAATACTACAGCCCAACACCCCGCAGAGTGAGCGAAGTTGAACTCTCCATTCCTACATTTTCCGGATCAACCGGAACAAAAACAGTGAATAAAAAACTCTTTATTCTCAACGAAAAAAAACGTTTATTTGTAAATATAATCAAATCTATGTATGAGTATGAATTTGAGAAATTTTACTGGGAGAATGCAGGCGAAAGCAAACAAAAAATCGCAAATTTATGGCTCGAGCAGTTGCATATTGACGATGAAATTCTCCCAAAATCGCAATGGAGAGCAATTTACAGAAAAATAACTTTGTAACTATTTGATTATCAAATATAAAAAATTACCACTACTATAAACTTTAATTTTGTCATATTATGAACATCACAAAATCATCAGAAAAGATAGTTGGCGGCGTGGCTTCGCTACGATATATCCTTGTCTCCGAAGTGAAGTCATTCCCAACGATTATGAAATATCGTGCAGTAAATTTTGAGGAAGTCATACTGAAAAACAACGTCGAATGGAAAACCATTTACTTCACACCGGAGACTTGCTTCGCCGGTTCGGAAAGTAAAAACGATGACGCCGGTACGTTTTACACCAACACCATCACCTTTCAGCATCCGGGAGAAAATGAAGATACTTCGCTGGCATTAGAGACGTTGAAGGAAACGCCGATGATTGCCATTGTCAAAAACTTAAACGGCGTTGAAAAACTATTCGGCACGCCCGACAATCCAATGCGCCTCTATTACGATCAAAACACCGACGACGCGGTAATGAAATCTACCGGTTACAAAATCACCATTTCGGGCGCCGGAATTTACCCCGCGTTTTTGCTTAAAGAGTCATAATTCACCTATTATATATATAGTATCATTGCATTTTATTTTTGCAATGAACACACTATTATTGACATTATCGCAAAACCTTTGGGCAATAGAACCGAACTTCGCACTGAAATACGTGGCGGAGTTAGAAAAAATGTTGCCCTACGCAAAGTTTGAAAAACTGCCCGAACCGGTAGAATGTATGAACGTTGCAACAAAAGAGGCAAACATCATCCCGTTCTCTTATAGAGATGAAAATTTTGACAACGTTCAAAAAGGAAGCATCGCATTAATAAGCCTGCGGGGAGTGATGACCAAACATGACCAATATTGCGGTCCTGTTGGCGCCGAAACAATCGCAAAGCGCATTTTAACAGCCGACAACCAACCAAAAATCACCGCCACCATTCTACTCGTTGAATCCGGCGGCGGCGCGGCTACCGCTATCAACCCCATCATCGACGCGCTGACAGCCTGTAAAAAACCAACCGCCGTATTCATCGACGACCTCGCCGCCAGCGCCGCCTTGATGATTTCTCCTTTCGCCGACATCGTGATGGCGCGCTACGCCATGTCCCAGATAGGTTCTTTGGGAGTGATGGGCATCTATCAAAACGACGATGCAAAGTTGGAAAAAGAGGGTATTAAAATGTACAGTTACTACTCCAAATATTCCATTTCAAAGAATAAAAATGAAATAGAAGCATTACAGGGCAACGGCGAACTGGCGTTGAATAAATACATCGACCCCATCTGTCGCGACCTCCTTTCCAAATACGCCACCCGACGCGGCGCAAAGTTACGCGACGACCTCGCTGCTTTCATGTCAAACGTTGACGCCGGTAATTTTGACCGCATCAGTGCAAACAATGTTTTCACCGGTGAGATGTTTTTTGCACACGAATGTTTGCCCGGAAGCGGAAACGGTCTTATTGACAGCATCGGAAGTATCGGAGAATGTGCCGACCAATTATTACAATTATCTCATTCACAAATAAAATTTTCTACAAAATGAAACTCAAACTAATTCTTACAGCACTCGCACTGTCTGACCTGATTTTTAAAGACAACACCACTACCTTATCGAAAGAACAGGTAGAAAAGTTGCAAGCACACTTTAAAGACAAAGTAGGTCAAGAACTTGCATTAACTGATTTAGCGTATGACGCCGAAGGCTACGCTACATTCAGTCAGAAATCTCTCGAAAGCATCGAAGCGATGCTTGAGCAACATGGAACCGCCGAAGGCGCATCCACCAACAACGATGCCGCCGTAGAAGCATCTCTGCAATCTATCGCAAACGCACAAAACGCATCGCTTCAGGCACAACTGAATCGGTTACAAACCGATTTAGCAGCCGAACAGCAAAGAAACGCCGCAGCGCAAGCAACGATTGAATCTTTGGGCAGAGTGCCGGAACCAACACCGGCAGCAACGCAAGTCAGCGACTTCATCTCAAAAGCCATCGGCTTTAACTCCCCCGACGGCTTCCGCTTTTATAACAAAGCCGCATTGATGATTGCCCAAGAAGGAAATCGCGCAATGGCATCCGCCATTGTCTCCGCTTCGGTTATTGAAATTGACTCGCTCAACAACGAACTGGGCGCACATTTCAGAGAACGCTACCCCGAAATTCAAGATTTCGTTATTAAAACGCCGTCGATTGATGGCATCTTTCCACCATTCGGAACCGGCATCAAAGATGAGTTGGTTGTTACCGACATATTTACCGATGAATTTTTACAGCCGTACAACCCGAAATGGGCTGAAAAAGGCGGATTTGAATTCAAACCAGAAATCATCAAGGTACGCGATTTCAAAGTTGACCACCGTTTCAACGCCGAAGAAATTCGTAACCTCATAACTTCTTGGCTCGCACCGATGACCAAAGGAACCGATCCTTTCCAAGAATCTTTTGTCGCCTTCTTGACGAAAAAGATGATTGAGAAGATTGTCGAAGAAAAAACGATGGCTTTAATTCGTGGCGTTTACCGCGTTTCGCCGGACGGCGTTGCCGGACCTGCCATTGAATCTATCAACGGCTTGATGAAAACCATCCAAACCATTCGCGAAAGTTTCCGTATCAAACCGTTTGCACTTGGCAAATGGAACAACAGCCTGAAATCGGAAAATCACATATACAGGATGATTTACAGAATGTATATGATGCTACCGCAACAGTTGCGCGACTCCAGCCCCGTGATGAATGTTTACACATCTACAGACGGCGCCACCTATTTCAACAACTACAAAAACGCACTTGGTAGAAATACCGACCTTGAGCCTGCCAACGTAGAGCAAGTACCCGACAACGTGAACGTGATCGGCGTACCGTTCTACAACTCGCACGTTCTTATCATGACCGTGCCGGGGTTGATTCGTCAATTTTTCCGTGAAAAAGGCGAAGATAACCGCTTCCATACGCAACTCGAAAAACGCGACACCATCGTTTTCATGGATGGCGCCGCCGGTATCTACCCAATCAAATCGGGTTATACCTACGAAAATGCCAAAGCACAAACTTTTGACAATCAAATTATCTTCCTTTCGGACGAATGGGATGATTACACTTACATTAAGGTTGATCCCAACAAAACGGTTCTTGATGCAACAGTTCACAATGCCATGATGATTTCGCAAAATACGGCAGCGGTTACTATTACCGCTATCAACAACGTCAGACCGGGAGGAACCGTATTTTTGCTTGGACAAAGTGAAGTTGGAATGGAAAGTACGTTGAACACTACATCCAACATCATCCTTACCGCTGCATGGAAATCAACCAAAGGCAGCAAGTTGGTGCTGGTAGAAAATGCCGGTAAATTGCTCGAAATTGAGCGTTACAACGTTTCTGACTCCGAAATCAGCAACGCCGAAATGTTTGGCGATGACGACGAAACCCCAACGTTAAGCCCCGTTGCTAACCTCTATCTGACTGCAACAAGCGGCGCAGACGTTACCATTACCGACCTTCTGGAAGCCATCCCCGGACGGCGTTACACCATCAGGTCTTCCGCCGGAACCATTGTAACTACCATCGCCGCAAATGACAGATTCACCCTTGCGGGCGCATCATGGGTAAGTAGCGCAAGCAGTTACATCACCTTCCATTTCTCCGGAACAAACAACAAATTTGTTGAAATCGAAAGAGGCTAATTCGGAAAAAAAATACTTTTTTTTAAGTCCCGTCCTCACGGGCGGGACTTTTTACCTTAAAAATTAATAACTTTAAAAAATAACAACAATGGACTTTACTAAAATAGCAAAAAAGCAAGCAAACCCCATCAGCGGGGGCGGCTACTCCAACATCCGCATGGCGTTTGTTGATGATTTGGAATACCCCGTTTATGTCGATACCGACAACGGCGCCAGAGTCAGCCAAGATATACGTTTCAAAAATGGCGCAAAGGGATGGTTTAATGTTTATGGAACCGGCGACAAAAACGCCATCTCCGAAACGTCGGCAGAAATCCGCGACCATGACGGACACCAACGTACCTTCCAATTTTTCGTTCCGGGCGGCGCCATTGACTTCCGCCAATTTATGAACGAAAACGGCAGCCGCGAAGTTATCATGCTGGCAGACGAAGACTCCACCATGTCAACGCTGCTAATCGGCGGCGGCAACGGCTTATACGCCTCCCTGCGTGCCGAATACGCCTCCGGCTCAGCCTTCATGGATGAAAAAGGCTACACCGTTACCGTTGCAGCAGACGGCTACGGATTCTTCCCTATCTACACCGGCGAAGGCTCTATTCAGAGAATCGTAGAGATGCGCCAAGGTGAAAACGTCATCGACGCCGCTCGCGGAAACGCCTTTGTTACTTCCGACAAAAACACGGTAGCCGTAGAAATTACCGACATCGTTAACGCTACCATCGGACAGACCATCACCATCAAAGGCGGCGGCGGAACCGCCCCGTCAACACTGTTACAGGCAAATACAAAATTTGACCTCACCGATGACTGGGAAGGCGAAACCGGCAACGAAATTCGCATCTACGTCCGCGCTATCGACGATTACATTGAACTGAATCGCATACCGTAATAAACTTTTTCGTAAATTAATGATTTTTTTTGGATCCTGCAATTGGCTTACACGGGGGTTCGAGTACCCCGGCAGGAGCAAACTTTTTGGACCCGAAAGGGCACGGGGGCACATAGCTGATGCCGCTACAGATGGGTGAAATGCCCATCATTTTTAAGAACTTAAAAATTTTATAATATGAACAAACTTCAAGAACTTCAAAAATGGTTAAGCACAGGCGCTAATTTTACAAAGGGCGTTTACCTGTGCCAAAAATTCGGAATCCGCCCGGACTTGGTGAACGGAACCTTCAAAGACGGCGCCACTCGCGGCAACAAAAAATTGTTGCTCGATGTTTTGAAAAAAGAGACTTCCAAACTCTCCCCCGCTGACGGTGGGCAGGAAGTGGACATCTCCCACACCGGCGAAGGTCAGGGGGTGGACAAACAAGCACAAATCCGCGAGAAAATAAAAGAAAACTTCGGTATGCGCGCCCGCTATCCGAACATCAACCTAAGCGATGCGCCGAACTTTATCAAATTCATCTTCGCCGAAGCCTTGGCAACTTGGGAAACCACCGTGAAAGCGCATGATGAAAAACTGATGACTGCCGAAACAGACGAACAACGCCGCACCATCATGGAAGAAATATCAAACGCGTTTGAGGCAAACGATGACGCTCATAAAGAGTTAGCATATTTCAACAATACCGGAAAAATTTTGGGCGAACACCCGAAATATACCGATTACGAAATCTTGGAAGGAAACGAAAATCCACCCACACCGGAAGGAAACGAAAATCCACCCGCACCGGGAGGAAACGAAAATCCACTCACTAACGAACTCGAAAAAGAGTTTCGCGCCATGGAGCCTACGGCTTTATTGCAAAAACGTAATAATTTTCGATCGCAAATTTCAAAGACAAAAAAAGCCCTTGAAACCAACCCCAATGATGACGAAAAGAAAACCAAATTGGCAGAACTCCAAGAGTCTGAAAAATTGGCAACATCTATTTTAGATGAAATATAATGTTATTCGACATCACTAAAATTGCGCAAAAGAATGAAACGCCTAAAACACCACCCGCCAACAAAACGGAATCACAGTTAGGCGCTCATTCTTTATTACTTACTTCTCAACTATCAGACCTAAAAACGACCGTTCCCGTGCTTACTCCGGGAACGGTTTATGATTTTATCAGTTTCGGACAGTGGTCGCTGGCGCATATCCTTATCTATGTGCTATCGCTAACCGGTACAGCAGACGTCCACGCTACAACTTACGGACTATCGCCCGACGTTGTAAGAAAATTAGTGGAAGCAAAAGAAAAAGGCATGATTCGCAACATGACGCTGGTGATGGACTGGAAAATTCGCACCTACAAAGCAGAAGCCTATTTCGTAGCAGAACAAAATTTCAAAACGCGCCTGTGCAGCATACACGCCAAAGTTACAACCGTCATCAATGAATATTATGGCGTTGTTATACAAGGCTCAGCCAATTACACCCGAAACAATAAAATCGAAAATAACATCATCACCGTTGACCGTGAACGCGCTTTAATGCACGCCAAATGGATCGCTGATTTACAACAAACAGGATATGACGACACTGATATTAAGCCCACTGCGGAAATTTAGCGACGCCGAACTTACCGCTATCAACGAATGTGCAAAAGCAGGATTTTCACTCGAACAAACGGCTGTTACGTTGCAATCTTCAATAGATGATTTTCTCATTTCCTATTTTCATAATGCTGAAGTCCGGAATGCTTACGATGCCGGTTATTTGCAATCAAAACTTGAACTGAATCAGAAAATCAACGCATTAGCGCTCAACGGATCCGCCGCCGCACAATCCGAAATGCGTAAAATACAAACGGAACAGGAAATTACTAACTTTATGAAAACGCTCGATGAATAATCCCAATCTGAAATATCTACCCGAATACTTGGAGTACGAACAAGTTTTGCACTGGCTTCAAACCAATGACGCCTCCGAAATGCCGGAGAAATTTGCCCGATGGATCGAAATTTGGCGTAAAGCCGACAATCTTATTGCCAAAGGAACGCTACGGCTCGAAACCGTTGCTAAAATGCTTACGGTCGAATTTCCCGACCTCACCATGAAAACCGCTTGGCGACACGTTACCAACGCCATGAACTATTACAACTCCACCGCAAACATCTCAAAAGACACCCGCCGCCGCTATGTAACCCGCATAATTGAAAAAGTCATTGCTATTCTATACAGCCAACTGCCGAAAAATCAGAAGTTATCCAAAGAGATAGCCATGTTAATCCGCGAAATGGCAGAAATAGAAGGACTGAAAGACCATTCGGTGCCGGCAGACCCAAAACTTTTTCAACAAAATATCATCGTTTTTGATATGGATCCGAAAAAACACGGCTTCCCTGAAGTAACAGACGCCGAAGTGAAAAAAATGTTTGACAAATGGGCAAAAAACGACATCATCACCGAAGCCGAATATGAAGAGTTGAAAAATGAATACGACGGAAAAATATAACCTACAGGAGTTGTACACCAACAGAATACAGCAGTTGGCAATGTTTCTCAATCCGTGGGAACTGATACTATTGATTGGACGCGGCGCGGGCAAATCGCCGATACAGGCTTTTCGCGTTCACGAAGTTGTTACACAGATGCCGCGCTGTACCTTTGCGTTAGCAGGTCCGACTTACGTCAATCTTATGGAACGTACCATCCCGCCGATGCGCCGCTATCTTTACGAACATTACGGATGGATGGAAGGCGTCCACTATGTTACGTTTCGCCGTCCACCGGACGAATGGGCAAAACCGTTTATTCCGGTTGATGAATACAAACACGCCATCTCATTTTACAACGGCACGGTTGGCTATTTGGGAAGCCTTGACCGTCCCGGCATTCTCAATTCACTTTCATTGCAATATTACGGTATCGATGAAGCGCGTTTTTCTGATTACGACAGAATAACAAAAGACCTAATGCCGGCAGTACGTGGTGAACTGTTGCAGTTTCAGAAATGTCCGCTCCTTTACGGACGCACCATAACCTCCGACTTACCCTACATTGAGGACAGCGCCGAATGGCTTTACAAGACCGAAAAGCAAATGGACAAAAATCAAATAGAATTAATTTTCCATTTAGCCTACAAAGTCAATTACCTGACAAAAAAACTGATAGACGCCGGAAACAACCACGAGGAAATCGTAAAAATAAAAACAGAAATAGGACACTGGAAACACCGCTTAAACATCGCACGCCGCAACAGCACTTACTTTGCCATTGCGTCATCATTAGCAAATATTGACGTTTTGGGGATCAACTATTTCAAATCCAATTCCAACCCTGAAATAAACCCAAAGCATGTTTTTCGCACCTCCTTTCTCAGCATCAAACCCATGTCCGTTGAAGAGATGTTTTACGGACAACTAAACAGCAAACATTTCTACCGCGCCAACTACAACTACAACTACATCGACGCTTATTATCATAGTAGTACACCTTCGGAAGGACGGAAAGGTGGTACATGCCTACGCGATACAGACATAAACTTTAACGCCCCGCTCTATGCCGGACTTGACTTCGGCAACATGAACAGCCTTGTCGTCGCGCAATGCTCCGACTACCACGCCTTCGGCGGGGACAGGGGAGAGGTAAACATCATCAACGAGTTTCACACCCTCACACCGCAAATACTTGATGACTTGGCTACCGCCTTTTGCGACTACTACGAGCCGCACAAAGATAAGATGTTGCACCTCTTTTATGACCGTTCCGGTAACAACAAGATGGCTAATAGCCGCCACACCTACGCCGAACACTTTCAAAGCGCATTGCAGGCGCGCGGTTGGCGGGTGCAACTAATGTCGCTTGGACAGGGCAACATCGACCACGAGGCAAAATCGTTACTTATTAACGATATGCTCTCGGAGAATAACACCAAACGTTACCCTGTTATTCGTATCAACGAAGATAACTGTAAGTGTTTGAAATCATCGTTAAATATGGCTCCGGCGGAGAAATACAAAGGGACTATCCGCAAGGTAAAGAAGTCGGAGAAACTACCGCTACAACGCCTGCCTATGGAATCGACCAACATGTCCGACGCCTTTGATTATCTCATTTGGGGCTTGTTTAGACAACTGCTATCCGGCGCAAAAGGAGCGGGAAGTATTGTTATAGGAGATAAAGTATTCAAATAATCATCAGGGCATACCGGCAGAACCAACGCACAACCGGACGCATGCCGTCGGGCTTTCCGCTATTACTCCTCACTCCGTTGCGGGGTAGCCGCTACAATCCCTTATGCAATTCGCTACGCTCCAAGAAAATATTTTATTCACGCTATTTTAGGTTTTTTAGATATTTGGGGCGCAGATAGACGACTTGGGGCGCGCCGCCGCAGGCGGCGGGCGTTCCGATTGCCCCCCCCGCCGCACCACCACCACCCGCCAGCCGCCTCACAGATGTCGCTATTATTAGCGGAAATTGCCTCCTACCGAGAGGGCGTGGGTCGTGCTTTTTATTCATTTAATTTTCTTTTTCCAAAAGAAACAAAATTCATTTTATTGAAAGTCAGATATTTGCATTTTTGAAAGTGAGAAAATCGTGGTTGAAAAAATTACAACTCAAATCTGAAAACGTGACTGAAATAAGCCCCTTTTTAACCTTTTTTCTTTGCGTGTTTTACTGAAATTTATGGTTTAATGTATAATGTATTGATTATCAATATTTTATGTCGTAAAAAAAATGAAAAAAAAGTGATTTTTTTAGTGTAAAAATTTGCACGGTTCAAAAATTTGCCGTATCTTTGTCAAAGATTTACAAACAAAGGGTAACAGTAATGGTTGCTCTGAAATGTAAAAAATGAGGCGAGAGAAGATTGGCTTATTGCAAATCGAAAAAGTTCTTTGAAATATTGGTGATAACAGGGGCAGGGCTGCGATAGTAACCACCCCTCAAAAATAATAAACAAATAAATTAATAATAAACAATTTAAAACTGCAGGCAACAGGATAAATACCGCCGAAAATCTAATGAATAAACAAAATTTAAACGAAGCGCAAAAAACAGCGCAAAAAAATGAAGTTGCTGAAAGCAACACACTCGCAGTTGATAAAGTAAAAGAACTGCAAGAACTTTTAAATGCTCAAATCTTAAAATCAAAAGAATTGAGCGAAAAAATCGAGTTGCGAGAAAAATTTATCACAACTCAAAAACAACTCACATCTGTTTTTAACAAAACAAAACGGGAGGCAGAAAATGATATTTTTGATGATAAAAGCAATCATTGCGTGATTGATTTTAGCGACCCTGAACAGTACCGCAGCGAGCCGTTTTTGAAAATCAAAAATCCGTTTTTAATTTCCGAAATGGTTGACTTTGTGTTAGTTAAAATTAACGAAAGAATTGCAGCACTGGAGGCTGAGATCCTTTCGTAATAAAAAAAACAGCCCCGAGCGCGGCACGTTCGGGGCTATTGTTAAACCCTTTAAAATATTTAAAAGATGGACGGCAAAGATAATAAAAAAATGAATGCGCAAAATGAGCGCAACGAAAAAAGAGAAAAATTATTCAACACAAGCCTGAAGGCTCGCGAATTACGCGAAAGGTTGTTGAATGAAAATTGTGATAACGAGCGGATATGCTTATTTTTAGCAACGCGCCCTTTAAATTATTACATCCGAATAATTTACGGATTGCAGGACGACCGCCTGTTATCTTTTCAAGAGTGGAAAAATGAAGGCTACACGGTTCGCAAGGGCGAACATGGTCACGCTTTTTGGGGACAGCCGCGAAACGCAAAACAGGCAGCCGCGCCGTTTTCCGCAGACGAAAATCCGATGATGGTAAACGCATCAGGCGACACCGCCGCCGACGGCGAGGCAGAAAAATACAAGTTTTACCCCCTCTGTTTTTTGTTTGACGAAAAACAGGTGTACCGCCGCGATGCCGATGCCGCAGACGGCGAGGTGAAAAAACAAAAATCGGAAAATTACGAATGTGTAGAAATGTAGTTATTAACAGGGGCGGCTCACGCCGCCCCATAAAATTGAAAATTATGTGGATATATAACGATTACCTAATAGATAGAATTGAGTTGAAAAACTTTGCGCAAAATACAGCGGAAAACTACCTTTATGATATTGAAAATTTTAACACGCCAACCACGCCCATGAATGCTTTTTTTGAGAATTTTGGACATTACGACGGCGACCTCTCCGACATCGCCGACGGCGTAATTTTTGAGTTTTTATACTATTATAACGAGTTTAAAAACGACCCGAAACTTATTCGGAAATATGTAGAAATGTATTGAATAATTGAAAAGCGGCTAACAGCCGCTTTTTTTGTGCCGGTACGCCGCTGCCGCTCTACCTACCTTTACAGTACGGTAAGTAAAGCGGCAGCGGCGGTTATAGGTACACTCCTTTCTATAGCGGAGTGTGTGCCTTCGCTTTTTGTCATACACTCATTTTATCTATCTGCGTACTTTCGCATATAAAACGGAAACGATGGATAAAATACAGTTGTTTGAGGCTTTACGGCAGGTACGGGACTTTAAACCTTTTTCGGTTACGTTTGTGAAATATAGCCCGTCGAAAAAAACCGGCGGAGAGATAGTAACATTTTCAAACGTGGTAATGCAGAAAAAGGTTGATAACAGCCGTAAACAGTACCTAATCACGGTTAGAGTGCCGGAAATAAACGAAATCCGCACCATCTATTTTTATTCTATCATCGCCATTAACGGCAAACAAACCCTATTAAGAACATCATAAACTCTAAACTTTTGAACTCTTAAACTATTAAGTATGAGCAACAAACGAAACATCAGCAAAATGGCAGGCGACATCTGGACGGACGGCTTTACGGCTATATTGCCGCGTAGCGCCGCCGGTGTGTGCATCATGGCAGATAATCCACGCGATAACCGGCAACAGGTCGGTTACGATAATAAATATTTGGAGGGTTTGCGGACAAACAACTATGTTTTGGTAAATGGTTATAAAATATCGCCCAACGGTCCGATGAATACCTTCCCCACCGATTTGCGGCGACTGTTAGACGCCGACAACAACATGCACGGCATGTTGCGTACAAAAATTGACCTGCTGCTGGCTGGCGGAACGTTTTTGTACCGCCCCATCCACGTCGGCGAAGGCAGAGAAAAAATCATCGTCCGCGAGCCTGTTTTTGATGATGAAATCAATGACTGGTTAGAAGAAAGTAAGTTTGACGAAAGTTTGTTACAGGCTGCTGTTGATTTTACCTACGTTGAAAACGTCTTTACGCTATTTTCTCGCAATAAATTCTCGCGCTTGGAAAACTTTCGCGACAAATGGCGAATTTTTCCAAAAACCATCAACGCCGAAGATTGCCGCCTCGAAGTGATGGATGAACAAGGCGTGATTAATCATGTTTTTGTTGCCGACTGGCTCGATGCGGAGAGCCGCGCCATGCCGGAACGTTACCCCATGCTGGACCGCAGCGACCCGTGGAAATCACCTCACGCGATGTGGTTCGGACGGTTTCCGTCATTTGCCTCAAAATATTACGGTCGCCCGCAGTTCGTCGGCGCTGAAAAATACATCTCCCTCGCAGGACTGATTCCGTACTGGCATCAGGATAATATCCAAAATACGCAGTTTAAGTGGCATATAGAAATAGACCGTAACTGGTGGGTGCAGTTGTTAAACAACCGGCATATCGCCGAAGGCAGCGAGGAAGAGACAAAATTTAGGCATGAATTTTTGGCGGCTATCGATGAGACGCTATTTAGTTCCACCGCCGAAAATGCAGCGAAAAGAATACACTCACAATTTTCAATCAACGCACAGGGCAACCCCGTTCCCGGATTGAAAATTACGGCATTGGAAGATAACACCGAAAAAAACAGCAAGGCGTATTTAGACCTATATAGCACAGTGGACGCTGTTAAAATCTCCGCCGTCGGCTTGGATCCGGCTCTCTCTAACACTTACAAGCAAGGTAATATGTCATCCGGAAGCGAAAAAATGCACGCCTTTAACATCCACACTAAGGTAGTGGCGCCTATTCCACGCCGTATCATCTTAAGCCCTTGGAACTTTGCGCTACGTGTAAACTTTCCCGCAAAAAACGACATCTGCATCGGCTTCCGCGACGTAGAACTCAACACCCAAGACAAGGGCAAGGAAGGCTCCGCAGATGTAAGCGCACTCGCAAACGAATAAACGTTTTTTCTTCATATTTAACTTAGTTGTTTTGGGAAAAGAGACTTCGGTCTCTTTTTTTAGATTAAAAATTTGCACGGTTCAAAAATTTGCTGTATCTTTGCAGAAATTTTAATTTATGGAATTGGTAATTTTTAATCTACCGGAATTTGCCTTTTTAGATGGTCAATGCCACGATGGCGACACGTTGAAAGATAGAGATGTAGTAATGCACATCCGCAGCGCGTCTATCGTTGAGTTCTTTGACGAAGGCGAAATAAACCTCAACGAGAACGTGGTGTGTACAAACTTTGTTTACAAGGATGTATTTGGTGTTGAGGAGAAAAAAATATGTGTATTACATTATAGCCAAACGCTTGATAATGAGTTTGATATTAAAGAACATATTTTAAAACCGGCTATTGAGTGGTTTAAAAAGTATTTGAATTGGCAAGACGTGGTAATAATTACTGAAGAAACAGTAAAATTAACAGCAGCAAATAATTAATATATGACAATTAACGACTTAGCAATAGTATTATCGGCGGCGCGGCAGGAAAAAGAGATGTCCAGATATCGCGTATCAAAATTGTCCGGTCTCAACCTGCACACCGTGACCACCATTGAAAAAGGAAATATCGGCTACAACGTAGCAGCATTGCTGGCGTATGCAAGAGCCGTAGGGCTGAATATAAAATTTGAAGAAAATGTATAACCGATTGACTTTGGGCATGCCGGCAACTACGCCGGAACAACGCACGCCGTCAGGCTTTCCGCTTTTACGCCTCACTACGTTGCGGGGTAACCGCTACAATCCTTCATGCAATTCGAAATGTTTAGAATTATTTTAAAATATTAGTAATTAAAAAAGTTTAGTTTATGGAAAATTTTACAGTATTCATGACGGTTATTACCATCGCAGCCGCAGCGCTGCAAATTATTTTGTTTTTTAAAGTATGGGCAATGACGAATGACGTTCGCCTGTTGCGAGAAAAACACGCCGCATCAGCCACGTCCGCAGAATTTTATTTTGAAATGAGAAAATTGCTCGCACTCGGAGAAAAAGAAAAAGCAAAAGAAAAGTTGTTAAACTGGTTTTTTAAAACAATAAAAAACTTGAATTACGAAAACGTCGAATCGGAAGAAAAACGTAAAAGTGTGGACGCCGACTTTATGGAAGTAAAAAAAATACTCGAAGACGATTTCAAACAAATAGGCGAAGAGCTGCCGGATAACATTAAAAAAATGAAATCGGGCAACGAGTTCTATGAGTTGTATAAATAATTATCGTATCTTTGCACAAAATTTACATCGTAAATTTTAGCAATTGTGAATTGTTTCAAATTTGTAGCGGGAGTTTTACTCCCGTTTTTTTATGTCATAATTCAATCGCGCAGCGCGTACTATCTTTGCTGCAAATGATTGAGTTATGTTAATAAACAATATTGATGAATTGAAAATTATTATCGGCGGAACGCCGCGTAATAATGCCTTTGAAAATATCGCTCCGGCGATTGAAGACGCCAAAAATTTCATTATCCCCTTCATCGGACAGGAGGCTTACGACATCGCCAACGCCATCGCCGACGATAGTTACGATGGTGAATTGTCTGTTTACTGGCAACTGAAATTTTTGTTGGCAGCGCAAAAGCCCATCGCTTGGAAGGCGCAACATGACTATGTACCGGAAGGTAACGTCATCTTTGACGACACCGGCATCCACACACAAAAGAGCAACGACGGACAAACGGCAGCGTGGCAATGGCAGGTTGAGGACCTGCAACGCCTCTATTTGAAAAAGGCATACAACACACTCAACGAGTTGCTGGTGTTTTTAGATACCAACCGCGACGAATATCCATTTTGGCAAAACAGCGAAGCGGAGAGATGGCGGCAAAAACTGTTTGTCCGCACTCCTGCAGAGTTTGGACAGTTTTTTGACATCAAAGGCAGTTTTGCACTGCTTTTGACCATCATGCCGGATATGCTGTCGGTGCAGCGTAACACCATCCGGCACGCGCTTGGCAACGAATTATACGTCTCCATTTGCGAAAAATGGAGGACAAAAACAGATTTTTCAGAACATGAAAAAGCCGCTTTTGAACTTTGCCAGGTAATCGCCTCCTGTTACGGATTGGCACGCCGTGTCCGGACGTTGCCCGTCAGTTTGATGCCCGACGGCATGGTAGAATATTACCACAGCGACCGCACTAATATCAAAGCGTCCAACAACGTCCGTTTAGAATTGATTGACCAAATTGCCAAACAACTCGAATCCGATGGCGCCGCCGCCATGAACGAATTGAATGACCTGCTCGCCGATGACAGCGAAAACCCCGGCGGATCCTTCTACGCCCAAAGCAAAAAAGGCTTTATGATTTAACTAACCACTAACCGTTATGCACTATATAGAAACACTTGGTAAAACATTCACCGCGCCGGAAAACTGGGACGAAATCACGTTACAGCAGGCTTTGTTTTTAATCCGGTTGATGAATAGCGGCAAAGAATACGATGAGGTGATGTTTCGGCTGGCGGTAGAGTTTTTTCGGTTGCCGACCGGCGAACTCACCCGCTTCAAATACTCCCGAAAAAACCGCTACAGAGATTATTGCGCCGACCTGCTGACGGCAACAGAACCGCTGTTCGAGTTTCTTTTTGAAAAAAAAGGACAAAAAACTGTCCAGACACAGCCGGAGACACAGGAGGTCAATCCACCTCCTTCGGAGGAACAGGAGGAGATTCTCGTTATCGCCAAAAAACTCACGCGACAGTTACTGCCGGAACATAACGGCTTGTATGGTCCGAGCGCCGGACTTTCCAACGTCAAAATATGGGAGTTTACCATGGCGGAAACGGCGTTTATGGAGATTGTGGAGACCAAAAATCGCACATCGCAAATCGCAAATCGCACATCTTTGGATAAACTCATCGCCACGCTTTATCGTCCGATGCGCTCCGATGGAGAGGCTTGGCGTGCTTCGGACAGTTACGATTTGGACGACCGCCGCGTTTTTAACGATCATCTTATTGAACGCGATATGTTGCTGGTTAAAGATTGGCAACAGGAAATCAAAGAGTTGATTTTCCTGTTTTTCTTCTCGTGCCGCGAAGCGTTGCAGACGCAGTTTCCGAAGATTTATAAAAACCGTCTCAAAAAGAAAGGCGGCAAATCGGCTTCATGGGCGGACATCATACTGCAACAGGCGCGGGAGGAGAAAAAAGAGGCTGAGCAAATTGCCGACCGCAACCTCTTACTTTTTCTCCGGCAACGCGAACTTGACATCGAAGACGCCGAATACCAACAAGACGAAATGGAAAAAATAACCAATAAAAATAAAAGAAATTAGTGATTAATGATTAGTGATTAGTGATTAATGATTAATTAATTACGAATTAAAAAAGTCTCATATCTCATATCTCACAATCTCAAATCTAAAAAAATGATAGACATAGTAAAATACAACAGTTATTTCAAAAACATTGCCGAACAGCACAAAGGCATTACCGGTTTTTTGAAATTGAGTACCAAAGATTTAGGAGAGGCACAAACAGCCATCCGCGACTCAAACTTTCCTGCCGAAAGCAATATCCTTGTGCTGGAAAATTTTGAGATAAAACAGAAAGCGGCTAACCACGACCAAGTTGCCGATATTGCCACCGGCTTATTTTCTGTTTTTCAGGTCTTTAACCCACGCGGAAAGTACGACCTTGAAGTCATCGCCGCCGAAACGCTGCAGATTTGTCGGCAGATTGAAGCGCGGATGCGCCGCGATCAATGCGACTATTCAAATTATGACTTACTCTCCGGCAGTTTTGAGTTTGAACCATGCCACGCTCCGCTACTCAATATGTTTGGCTGGCGCGTCTTTTTTGACTTCGCAACACATAACAATACGGAATACGATTACAATATTTGGAACGAATAGTCTCACATCGCATATCTCACAATCTCAAATCTAAAAAGAACATGACCGACAACGATATAAAATTAGAATTTGTCCGGGAGGTGCTGGAAAAGCGCGGCGAAAAGATTATGGCTGATATGCAGGAGGGTATTCGCTTCAACCAATACGAGGGTACCGGACACATGGCTGAGACACTTAAATTTTTCGTTGACCGCTCTAACAATAGCGACGGCGCATTGCATATTGAGGCGGTGGATTATCTTCGCTTTCAAGACATCAAGGCTTCGCACAAGAAAAAAGGCGCAAAAAAAACCGGAAGGCGCCGCCGGAACATCGAAGATAACCAATTCACCGGACAGCGCAAAGGTTTTTATACAAAATCAATCTATCAACACCTGACGCCGATTATCTGGGATTTGTCGTTTGGTTTAACCAAAGAGGTGATAGATGATATAAGGGAACGGTTCAGCGAGTATGTGGTGAAAAAATAATTTTCCAAAAAAAATCACTTCCCTCTTGCTCATATCAAAAAAAGCCGTATCTTTGCAGCGCTTAGATTTTTTAATGATGCTGTATGAAATCAGCAGTTTTTGAAACCACGAATAAAGGCGTAGTTTCTTCGGATATAATTCTTTTACAGCATTATAGATCTAAGCAACGAAGAGGCTACGCTCTTTTTATTGCGTTATTTGAAATAGTTTTTTTATTAATATAAATTTTTATTTTATGCTTAGATCAAGTAAAAAAAGTTTATCCGGCATCAGAAAAATAGTCCGGCGAAACCGTTTAGCCAACGTCTCGGCTGGAAAGGTATGTCTGAACGACGTACTAAACTTTATTGGAAGCGCCGGAGGGCGTGAGTTAGGAATTATTGATACGGTGGTGATGGAGAATGTGTGGGGGCTGTTTGGAGTATTGAGTATGGCGGACATACCGGCAGGGATGTACGAGCGTCGCGGTCGCGCAGAAGATTTTCAGCGATGCCGCAGTTGCAAACTACCACAACAGGTAACGCCAAAGGAAGAAAGGAGGGTGGCATGAAACAATACAAAGCAACATTTTCCATTCAATATTGGAATGAAACCACTCGTATCGTAGAAAAGATTATCTTTGCCGAAGATATGGAAGAGGTAAAACGTAACGGATTAAAAATTTTCATCAACGACACGCTCGAAGATGATAGCGGAGTGTTAGATGACGCTACAATTGTAATGTGGCATCTGAAAGAACCGGAAGAAATTGTTAGTGATTAGTGATTAACGGTTAGTGATTAGGGATTAAATAATTGGAAGTTATGGGTACAGACACAAAAGAAGGATGCGAAACAGGATGCGCAATTATTCTTGCGATACTTTGTGCAATAGGATTGATGTTTCTACTTATATAGGTAACAAACACTATATTTATACCCTGCCGCTGGCGGGGTATTTTTTTATGTCATAATTCAATTTCGTTGCCTGTATTACTTTTGCTAAAAACTACTATAATATGGCAGGTAATACACTAAAAGAGAGAATACAACTCGATATTCTTGTTAACGGCGACAACGCACAAAAGGAATATCATGATCTTATTCAGGAACAGCGTAAACTAAAGGATTCATTACAGCAGCAGGAAGCGGAGTTGAGGAAAGTCGAAAAGGCAAAAGAAGCCGTTAACGATAAGATGAAAAAGTTGGAGGAAAATGGTAAAAAAGAATCCGCTCAATACAAAAAATTAAGTGCAGACTTAGTTGATTATGGAAGTAAAGTTACGGAAACAAAACAAAAAATAAAAGATACAAACACTATTCTTGAAGTAAACGAACGCCGTATTGTTTCGCTACGCCAACAAATCGGTCTTACAAAAATGACTACAAGTCAGTTGGCTTCGGAACAAAAACTTTTACAGCAGGTACTGAAAAATACTATTCCGGGTACGGCTGAGTGGAAAAAATATAAAGCCGAATTAAAAGCCGTTGAAGCACAAATGGGTAAACTTGCAGGAAAATCTGAAGTTATGAAAGTTCAACTTTCCGGTTTTGTAAATAAATTCAATAAGTTTTTTGGTTTTTTTGGAGGATTAGTGGCAATGCTTACAGGAATAAGCATGAAATTTCGGCAATTAGCACAAGAAGTCGCAAAAATGGATGACGTCTATTCCGATGTGATAAAAACAACGGGAATGACGCATCAGGAAGTAAAAGAGTTGAATGAGGCGTTTAAGAAGATGGACACGCGCACAGCGCGGGAGGAGTTGAATAAGTTCGCCGTTGAAGCAGGTAAATTGGGGATAGAGGGAAAAGAAAATATATTACAGTTTGTGGCTGCCGCCGACAAAATAAAAATGATTGTTGGTCAAGACTTAGGCGATGACGCTGTTAAGACTATCGCCAAGATGGTGAACATTCTTTCCGGCAGCACAAAACAACTGCAAGGACTTGACCTTGAAAAACAGATGCTTTCCGTTGGTAGCGCCATTCTTAAAGTAGGTCAAAGTTCGACGGCTTCGGAACCATACCTCGTACAGTTTTCCGGACGTTTGGCTGGCGTTGCAGCACAGGCAAATATTTCAATGGGTAGTATTTTAGGCTTTGCGTCATCGCTCGATCAGGATATGCAAAAGGTGGAGATGTCGGCAACGGCAATGCAAAAGTTCATCATGAAACTTTTTCAAGATCCGGCAATGTTTGCGAAGATGGCAGGCATGGAGGTTAAAAAGTTTACCGACCTGTTACAAAATGATGCCAACGCCGCTATTATTGCTGTGTTGGAAGCGCTCAATCAAAAAGGCGGCTTTCAGCAATTGGTGCCGATTTTCAAAGATATGGGACTCGATGGCGCGCGTGCCGTTGGCGTACTGAGCGCCATGTCGAAAAACATCGAGCAGGTGAAAACCGCTCAAGATATTGCTAATAAAGCATTAGCAGACGGCAACCTGATTGTAGATGTGTACAACCAAAAAAACAACAACCTGCAAGCACAACTCGAAAAACGTAAAAAAGCCTTCAAAGAAGCAGCATTGGAATTAGGCGAACGGCTTAATCCGGCGTTGCTGAAATCTACAAAGATAATGACTTACATTATAAAAGTGGCTCCGGCGGTGTTGGATTTCTTTGCGGAGTATGGAGCGGCAATAGTAAAATTGGTTACAATAATTGCACTGTATAATATTGCCAACGCATTAACTATTAAATATAAACAGTTTTTAGGCGGATTAAGACTAAAAGAGGCTATTCAGATGCGGGTAGAATTAGCACAATTAAACGCTAATACATTCGCCACACATGCTTACGCATTAGTAACAAACTTGCTTACAGGGAATATAAAAGGGGCAACAAAAGCGCTAAAAGGTATGTGGACTACCATGAAGGCAAATCCGATAGGTCTTATATTGGCAGCAGGAACAGCGCTTTATTTTTTGTTGGATAAATTGAAAAAGAACATGGACGCCACCAAAAACTCCATGAAACAATATTCGGTATCGCTGACAGAAATTTCAGAAAAAACAAAAGAACTCAGCGACAACATCATTGAAGAAAAAAATAAATTTAATTTTTTGATTTCGTCAATAACAGACGCCAACACATCAACAGACAGGCGCACAGAACTTATTAAAAAATTAAAATCAGAATACCCGCAATTTTTGAAATATATTGACGCAGAAAAAATATCAAACAACGCATTATTGGCAATACAAAAAGAGGTAAATGCTCAGTACTCTGAAAGACTTCGCATAGCCGCTTTAATGGCTAAGGCAAAGGCTCACGAAGATGTTATAATAAGGGCGTACACCCGAATCATCGAAACGAATGAAGAAATAGACAAAATAGCAGGGCAGGGGGGCAATCTCGATGATAAAAAACACAGAGATGCCGAAATTGAAAAATTGGAGAAAGAAAGAAGTCGGTTACAACAGCTCATCAAAACAAACGAACAGGAATACAATAAATACGCAACGCAAGCCGCCAATATAACCAAAAAACTTGATAATGCGCTTACACCGGAAGGTATTGAAAAACAAATTGAAAACTACGAAAACGCGTGGAAAATATCTCAAAATAGATTAGCGAAGGCAAGGGAAAATGAAAATACGAAAGAAATTGATTTTTATAAGAATCAATCTGAAGAGTTGAAAAACCATATAGCAGGGTTACAGGAACAATTGGAAAGTGCAAAACTATTAGCACCAACATTAACAATAATCGAAGATGATGAAGAGATAAAGCCCGATTACACCCCTCCCGGCGGCGACCCCGCCAAGTCCGACCCCGGAAAAGAAAAATTAAAGTCCATCGAAGCGCAGTTGCAGGAAGAGATAAACGCGCTGAAGCAATACCGCAACGAGGGCGTTATCACCGAAAAAGAGTATAACGAGATTGTAAACACCCTCACCCTTGACAGCATAAAGCGTAAGATGGAAATCAAAGAGTTAGAAAAAGAAGAGTTAACAAAGATAAACCAGCAACGGCTCGATTTGGAATATAAGATGCAAAAAGATTGCGATAAGGAACTGTTGACCGAAATGCAAGAGCGGCGCGATGAGCGCCTCAGAGTGTTGGATAATGCAAAGAATGAGGAACTTGAGAAGTTACAGGAGACCGTTACCACTCAAAAAGCATACGCTGTTATTTCAAAAGCGGTGGAAGAAAAATTCGCCCACGAGCGTTTGCAAGTGTTGGAAGATTACGGACGCGAGGTAGCGGACGCCGAATTTGCCATCGGAGAAATCCAACTCGAAGCAATAGAGAAAAACGGAGAGGCAATCATCGCCGCCGAAGCCGAAATTATTAAAAAGCGCGCCATTAGTCAAAAAGAGTTTGACCGACTCTTTAAACCCAGAGGGTTTCAGGCAAGAAAAGGGGCGGAAATAGCATCTGTTACCGCAGTATATGAGGAGGGTAAAAACCGCAAAAATCCGGAAACAGGCGAAGATGACCCGCTCATGTCGTATAAGGCTTACCAAAAAATGTTAGCCGATATTGACAAAAGATACGATGACGAGCGTTACCGCGCCCGTCAACAGGCTGGCATCGCTTCTTTGTATGAGCAATTCGGACAGGAAAAGATTATTCTTGAGGAGATGCTCGCCGATGAGTTGATAACAAGGGGAGAATATGAGCAAGCACTGTTAGAACTCCGTATTAACTACGTTCAAAAATACGTTGATTTCTACGCACAGGCGATAGGTGGCTTGGTTGACGCCCTGAAAGATGGCGAAACGGCACGCCTTGACGACTCGCAGCGCAAAGAACGCAAGACGGCGGAAGATAGTTGGGACGCAAAAATCAACGCCGCCAAAAAAGGCTCAAAGCGTCAAAAGAAGTTGGAAGAAGAAAAAGCCGCAGCGCTCGAAGAGTTGGACAAAAAACAGGCAAAAGAAAAGGCAGAGTTAAACAAGAAATACGCTGATTTCCAGTTTGCTACGCAACTGGCGCAACTCATTGCCAGCACAGCCGTTGCGGTGATGCAAGCCTTCTCACAGTTAGGACCTATCGGCGGCGCCATCGCCGGTGCTCTCATATCGGCAACGGCTACCGTACAGGCTATCAACCTCAATAAAGAACGGCAGCGCATCAAATCCATGCCAACAGAATTTTACACCGGTGGTTATACCGGTGGCAAAAACAAATACAAGCCCGCCGGTACTGTTCACGAAGACGAATTTGTTGCCAATCAGGACGCGGTACACAATCCTACTGTACGCCCGGTACTTGACATCATCGACTACGCGCAACGCAACGGCATGATTAAGCAGATAGACCTCTCCGGAATCCTCAAAGCGCAAAGCGTATCCTCACGCGGCTATGAACGCGGTGGCTACACATCCGCCAGAAACATCGCCGCGCAGCCTGTACGGGAAAACCCACGTGTTATCCCATCGCAAGACACCGCAACCGCCGCCGCCATCACACACCTATATACCGTCATCGGCGAACTCAAAGACAGCATCGACAACGGCATCTCCGCCACCGTCATCGCCAACGACGACTACATCCGCACACACCGCCGCGCCAACAAAAACTGGGAAACAAAACGCAAACAATTGAATCCATAGTCCCCCGCTGGCGGGGGCAGGGGGTGGAAAAATCTCACATCTCATATCTCACAATCTCAAATCCATAAAATCATGCTACTATCAATAAAAATCAACGGAAAAGAAATCGTACTACAAGAAGATTTTTCTTTCGCTATCTCGCGGGAAAATCCAATCTTTAACGATCCCGAAACGCTGGCAGGCGACTATATCGAAAGCATGACCTTTCCGATGAAAGGCAACCGCGACATCTTCCAAAACATGAACCGCATCGAAAATCGCCACAAAGAGCGCGAGTTTGACATTTCTATATTTTACAACAACTACCACCTAATCAGCGGAACGTTCACCGTCAAAAGTGCCGGAGCCGACTTCATCACCGGCGACGCCAAACTTAACGCCCTTTCGTTTTTTAACAAAATCAAAGATTTGAAATTGACGGATATTGAGGATAACGAGGTGTTTTTTCTAGGTAACACACAGTTAGATATAGGTTATAAAATCAATCACATTTCAACGCACGCACCGGATGATATTCCGTTTCGTTTCCCCCCCATGATGAATGAAGAGTTTTATGATGATAATGAGTTGTTTGAGTATGACGGCATTATCAACGCCGTCAATACATCTTTTTCCAATAGTTTCCTTCATTTTTTTACAAAAATAAATCCGGCAACCTACGAGGCGGAAGTATATCCGTATGTCCCATGCTTTTTTATTGAGTATATCGTGAAAACGCTGGCAAAAATGCAACAATATACTATTACGTTGCCGACATATCCATTGCTTAAAAAATTGATTTTGGCAAGTAATAAAAGCATAGATAGTAAAAATGATGGTGAAAATTTTGTTGCCGTAGAATCGCAGACGGTATTGAGCAACCCGACAGCAGATGAATGGGAAATATTTAAAAATTTCGCACTGATAGATACAACGCACATTCTGCAAACGGAAACAAAATTTCTAGTAAAAGAAACGGGATATTACAGGTTTAATTTCAATATTATACAGTGGAAGGAAAACGGAGAATATATTTCGTTATATCCATATCCTTTAAGGGTGATAAAAAACGATGCGCCAGCTCCGTTTGACGTCAATAGGAATGGTGTGTTGCACATTCACGCCGGAGACTCATTTGTTATCTATGGTAAAAAAACGCACATGCCTTGGGCTTATCATCTCTACGGACACATAAACATCTCCATGTTAGAAGATGATTTGCCGCTATATGCCACGCACATATATGCAAACAAACACCTGCCGGAAGTTGAACAAATAAAATTGTTCACCATCATAAAGGGAATATTCAACGCCGGTTTTTTTGTCGACCCTTTAAAGCAAAATATTGAAGTAACAACCTTCAACGAGATAATAGAAAAATCGGCGATCCCGCTGAATATAAAAATCAGCCCGAACTGGAATGTTAGTAAAAGCAGAACGGGTATTGAATTAAAATACGACAATTCCTACCCTGAAAGCGAACACCCCGAAAAAATAGATTACGAAGTTTATACATTCTTACAACTTCCACGCCCTGCAAATCAAGGCGAATACGCCTACGTGATAAACGAGGCGAGCATCTATTTTTACGGCGAAGGCGATAGCGAAGATGAGGATGAAGGTTGGGAATTTTTTAATACATGGAATAAGGAGCGTAAAATCGAGGAAGATGATATGGTCTCTTTTGACATTCCGGTGGAACTGCCGCAGATGACGCAATCGGAAGATAATTATCTGATGCCGATAATTGAAGGAAAAGGAGACTCTTTTGTGAATAAAAAGACAGATGCAAACGATTTTACCATATTATTATATAACGAAATACAAAGCGTTATAGATACTTCTCACGGCAACTCTTCCGGCGGAATAGGTCCGCTCGCATCCATCACCAAATATGACGGAGCCGGCGACGTCATACAACCCGGACACAGCATCCTGCTCGATGACATCGAAAAAAACTTCTACCGCAGTTTTATCAACTTTTTAGAGTTGTCGCGAGAAGTGAAATTCACTACAAAGATGAAAATCGCCGACTTTATGAAGTTGCGCCTGCAAGAAAAATACACCGCAGCCGGCTATACCTTTTTAATCAAAAGTATGAAAATATCCGTCCGCATCAATGATTATTCCTTTGTTGAAATGGTCATCGCTGTAATATAAACTCCACTCCTTTGGAGGAGGGTAGGGGGAGGTGAAAATTGTCATACATCATTTTCCTTTCACACACTACTTTTGTAAAAAATAAATAAAGTCTCATATCGCACATCGCAAATCGCAAATCTAAAAAAATGCCTTCAATAGAATTAATACAAGCGCCCGGCGAATATGCCCTAACAGGAAACAGCATGAAATTTGCGTTTCAGGGAAACGACATTGAAGGATTATCTTTTTCAGCGGCGATGATTGTAGTTAAAATATTGAACCCCAACACCGGCGATTTTGAGACAGTATCTGAAGAAACGCAATCTTTTGGCACGAACAACATCGCAGAATTTTACATACAGGAGTTGTTTTCCGACAAACGGCTCAACTATCTCGTTAGCGATATGAGTAATATTGTGCTTGACTATGTGCAATATACGGTAAATTATAGAATGACCTGGTTCGACGCTAACAACGAAAGAAAATATACTCCATACGGTTTTAACCTACCTGTCAGATACGCACTCCCCGGAGGCATCAGCCGCGAATACGAGGCTAACTTCCTTGAATACAACCTTATAGAAGATTTGCTTAATTCGTTGGCAAATCGTTGGCTCTCCAACCATCCGCCGGTAAAACGCATCCGGAAAGGTCAAAAAGACATATTAAGTTTTTTAACCGCCGACCACGCCGCACAGTTAAAACTCGTACAAAAAATAAAAGGCGCCCCCGAAACCACGCTCGAAACGTTCTACGCTTCGCAAAACAACAAAATCGTTATGCGTGTGATTGACTTCGACGGATATTTCAACAGCGGAATAGAAGAAATAACGATTTTTTTGCGCCACAACGACCACAACATTGCAGAGCGCACCTATTTTTTGGAGAAAAAAGAGGCAGCATCGGTATTCTATTTTCGCAACAGTTTCGGAACGATGGACAGCGTTGTTTGTGATGGCAACATGATTGCCGAACGCGAAATAGAAGGCGACATCTTCCAAGCCGGAAGCGTTGAAAAGCCTTCGCTCGCTTCGCCCGACCTTGTCTCCGAACGCAAAAAATACGATACCAAATTCTCTGCCGACATCGGCTATCACAACGACAAACGTTTCCAAGATTTCATCACAGAGATGATGATTTCGGAAGATGTTTGGCGGTCGGAAGGCAGTTTGATGTTTCCCGTTGTGGTGAACGTTAAAAAATATTCTTTCATAGATGAAAAGAATAACAACGTTTTACACGCCGAAATTGAGTGGCGCCGGACGTTCACCGAAAAATATTTCACCCGCGATAATGAATTTGACTTCAAAGCCGAACCACACTTAATCGCCAACGGTCAAAAAATCGCCGTAACGCTCAGCGTCGGAAATATTACGCCGGTAAACCTCAAAATAGAATCGTCATCACCTTGGACTATCACCAAGTTGGGCAGCGAAACGTTTTACAACTTTTCTGCGATGTCGGGACCTGCCGGAACCACCACCATCAAACTCTACGGCAACGGCAACGTTACCGGTACAGCGCAATTCAAAATAACCAACACCGAAGGCTTTACAATAAACGGAACGGTGAAAAAGTTGGGACGGATAACCGTTGACCTTCTTAATCCAAAGATGGTAAACATCTCCGGAATGCCGCAAACACTGACGCTCAACGTCAATTCCGATTATCCTTTTAGCATCGTAAAAACAGGCGATCAGAGTGATTGGATAAGCGTAACGCCACTATCCGGCGGCGTCAACGGCGTAAACATAACCGTTACGGCAGCGGCAAACATCGACACCGTACGCACAGCCGAATACACCGTTAAAAACAACTACGCAACTTGCTTGCTTACAATAGTGCAAGGCGTTGTGGTAATGTATTACCTTGTTGATAATCAGGGTAACTATTTAATTGACAAACAAGGAAATAAACTAATATCTTATTAATATGGCAATAGAACAAACAAAAGAATTTACCGGCGGGGTTTCTTCTAAAACGCTTTTTTTT